CCTAGAGATTGCAACTAGAAGATCCATGGATCAGAGATCTGTTCAGATGGCAGTTGATGAGAAATTGCAAAAATATGAGAAGTTGATCACAGAGCGGAAATTACAAGCGTTGAATGTCTTAGTGGTTACTCCTGATTCAGCAAACCCTGCCTATGGGACCATCTCTGTCTGGGGAGAGCAGCAATGTCTGCGAGCATATAGATTTGGTCGCATGATTCAAGAAGCTTTTTGGCATCAACATGGACATGATGAAAAGGATGCAGATGTGTTCAATTCCCGCATGAGAGACAAATTCTTAAAATTTCATTTTGAAGATCAAAGGTTCAATGTCCATGATGCACCTCCAAAAGCATCAGAGATTCATTTGAGGACAACCACGTATAAGAAGGAATTCAAAACTTTTAGTGAGTTCATGGGTGCTCGAAGCAAGGGAGTTGACAAGCGAACCATGTGTCATCTGCCCATGGTTCTAGTGGATGATGGAGAATTCTCAACTTCAGCCTTTGCTCAATCTTACCCTGATCATCCCATGGTTGATCTCTGGTTGAAAGGGCTTGCTGATGTAAATTATAGCCCAGAAAAGGACTTCCGTTTCTTATCCGCCAGATCTGAAATAAATGAAGGCTCAAAGCAAAAGATAACAAAGGACTTATTGCCTGATGAATTCAAAATAATATTGGAACCCGATCAGCGTGCTTATCTGGCTATGAGAGGAGTGATGGCAAAGAGTGTGGAATCTGAAGCACTCAAAGCCAAGAGGATGAATGATAAAGAACCATTTTCTTTCTCAGCATCAACATTATCAATTGATAAATTCTTTGCATCTGATTACAAGGAATTTAATAATCAAATGATGGAAGTTGATATTCTTGAGTTTCTGATGGATAATGATGGTCCAACCAGCTTACTGTCTGTGTTTAAGAAAGTCTGCAAGTCAGATATGATCTGTCGATCTAGGGTTTTGGAGATGATAGCTCTGGAAGCAGTCGCAAATTGCACAAGGAACCCTAAGGATCGCGGGGATGCAAAGAATTTCATCATTCGACCGTTGAATGGATTAAAGGCATCTGTTATGATTCGAACAACCCGAGGTGATGATCTTGAGGGCAAAATATTCTGTGCTTTATTATGGGAGGGTCCCAATGATTTCCATGAGGGGGTTTTTGAACGAGTCCATAAATGGGGGGAAAACAAATGGTTCACAGAGTTCTTTACATTAACAAGAGAGGAGTGTTCCCAAATCCAAGGATTACCATCAAGATTCTTAGGGTTCTGGGCATATCTGGTGGACATGTTCACAAATCATGAACTAGGCCCATACACTACCATACAACATTTCAAAGAGGTGTATAGGGATTTCCTATGGCTGGTTGCCATCTTCTTACAAGATAAGCAGGAAACATCAGAGATTTTGATGAATATGCGCTATTACTACATGCACTTGTTGACTGGCACAGAAGATGCCATAAATGAGGCTCAGAAAGTCACGAATAAATGGCCAGAAGTCCTTCGAAACCCATTATCTATCCACATCATTCGTGAGTTGGCAAAAGCACACCAAGGAATACATCTTAAGAATGTGAGGGTACTCAGATCTCAGGAAAAAGTGAGCACTTCCGGAGCTGAAGAAGAGTCAGTGGATGGAGAAACTCCTGCACCAGTGGTTGATCTATTAGATGATGGGTTAACTTCATTCACAGGGCATCACATTAAAACTGCACATCAATTGTTGCACTTCTCTTACCTTGGTAACCTTAAAAATAAAGATAAGGGATCGAGTGTCGCAGGTATCATGAAAATATTGAATAAATCAGCAAAATTGGGTCAGAAATATTTAGACAAATTTGGTTGGAAATCCACTCATAAAGACCATATATCGATGTCAACCGATCCATATGACATAAGAGACTCAGTTCACTCAGGACCTGCCATTTCATTGGGAGCAGATTTACTAAAGAAACGCTTAACCTCCATCCACTCAATCCGTGATTGGGACTCTCATATGGAAAGGGAAGTGATTTCTTTCTGCCTTGACACAATGTTATCGGACTTATGTTCCAATAAAGCATCAACTATACCATTTGACATGGATTTCAGAATTCATATTGACAATGTTGAGCAAGATCTTGAAGGATTTGGTGTGAGGCGCCGTGTTTACGATGCATTGTATAAGATGCGGCACTCATACAAAGACCCAAGAGCATGTTTGAATTTGGATGAATTTGTGTATGAAATGAACGTCCATGAAGGAAAGAGGCTGCAAGTCACCATGTTCAGGAAAAATCAAATTGGTGGGGTTCGAGAGATCTATGTTTTAACTTTTGTAGGGCGTGTTCTGGTTCGGATATTTAGTGATTTCTATAGGAAAATAGCTTCAATGCATCCCTCTGAGAAACTTACCAATGAGCAGAGCAGAGATTACTTTGTCGCTGAACACATGAGAATGGTCCACTCTGAGATGAAAGGGAAATTTAGGAAGCATGTTAATATATCAGCAGATATGACTTCCTGGGCTCAGATGTTTACAATGTTTGAATTTCAAACTATGAATCTGTGTTTGCTACCTGACAGTTTGAAGGCATTTGGGACCTATGTTCTATCTTTGGAAAGGGATAAAATATTGCAGATTCCTCGAGAAGCAGTCACATCCTTCAGCGAGAGTTACATCCGAATGACTAAAGGAGAAAGGGTTCAGTTATCATCTGAGGGATCAGAGACTCTGCGGCG